CGTGGCAAATCTGCAAAAAAACATGCAAAACGTACCAATATTGGCGGTTGGATGGGCCAAGATCCAAGAATTTTGGTTAAAACGGCACAAAAAAACGTAGGAAATCCGTCAAATTTCACTTACGGAAATAAAAATTATCATAAGTGACCAGAAAAAAGGGCAGAGAACCAGGATAAATTATAAAAAAGCCTAGGGTACCTGTAAAAAATGAAAAAAATGGCGGGATTCTGCGGATCCTGGCCACCCCTAATTGGCCATGGTTGTTGCGCACGTGTCGACCTAGCGCATGTTTTAAATTTTCAGCCAAGAATTTTTCATATGGAAAGTTTTTTCTAGGGTATACCCCCTTTTTTTAGTATAAAACGGCTTAGGAGTCCCAATGGAAACCAAAAATAATAAATTTTCAAAGTATTCGGATGAAGAGCTGCGATTGATGTTAGCAATTGCAATGCATGACGATCAATTAAAAGCAAAAAATGATTTCTTACACTTTGTTAAAATGGTTTGGCCAGATTTTATCGATGGGTATCATCATAGGATCATGGCAAAAAAGTTTGAAGAGATCGCTCAAGGTAAAACAAAACGATTAATTGTTAACATGCCCCCGAGACACACAAAGTCAGAGTTTGCATCTTATTTGTTTCCTGCTTGGTTAATGGGAAACAAGCCAAAAACAAAAATAATACAGGCAACTCACACTGCTGAACTTTCTTACAGGTTTGGTAGAAAGATGAGAAACTTGATGAATGACATGGAATACAGAAAAATTTTTAAAAACGTAAGTTTAAAACAAGATTCTAAAGCATCGGGTCGTTGGGAAACAAATCATGAAGGAGAATACTTTGGTGCAGGTACTGGCGGTGCCATTACTGGTCGAGGTGCAGATCTATTAATTATCGACGATCCTCATTCAGAGCAAAATATAAATGATACTGCTTTTGATAATGCATATAACTGGTATTTGTCAGGACCAAGACAACGATTACAACCAGGAGGCGCAATAGTCATTGTTATGACTAGATGGTCCGAAAGAGATCTTACGGGTAGATTAATAAAATTAGCAGGAGAAAACAATGCAGATGAATGGGAAGTAATAGAGTTTCCAGCAATATTACCCTCTGGAAAACCGATATGGCCTGAATACTGGAAATTAGAAGAATTAGAAAAAATCAAGGCAAACTTACCAATAATGTCTTGGGAAGCGCAATATCAACAACAACCAACTTCTGAGATAGGTGCAATCGTAAAAAGAGAATGGTGGAAGACATGGAAAAAAGACCAAGTTCCTCCACTTTTACATGTCATACAAAGTTACGATACTGCTTTTAGTAAAAAAGAAACAGCTGACTTTAGTGCGATTAGCACATGGGGGATATTCCGTAGTGAGTTTAATAAAGATAATATTATTCTTTTAGATTGCATAAAGGATCGTTGGGAGTTCCCAGAACTTAAAAAAGTTGCTTTGGAGCAATACAAATATTGGGAACCTGAAACAATTATTGTTGAAGCAAAAGCAAGTGGTCAACCTTTGATTCAAGAACTTAGACAAGTAGGAATTCCTGTTGTAAGTTTTAGTCCATCAAAAGGTAATGATAAAATTTCACGTGTAAACTCAGTTGCCCCACTTTTTGAAAGTGGAGTAGTGTGGGCTCCAGAAAAACATTTTGCTGAAGAAATGATTGAAGAATGTGCAGCTTTTCCTTATGGTGAGCATGATGATTTAGTTGATACAATGACACAAGCTTTGATGAGATATCGTCAGGGTAATTTTATATCACTAAATGATGATTATGAGGATCAGCCACGTGAGAAAAAGAAATATGTTTATTACTAAGGATAAATAATCTATAAAAAATTATGGTTGATAATATTGACAAAAAAATAGAGGCGGTCGTAGGTGAGGCCATTGATGACGCCATTGAAAAAGAAGAACCAGTAGAAATAGAAATTGTTTCGGAAGAAGTTACAGTTTCTGATGAACCGCCAGTAGAGTTTGCAGCTAATCTAGCTGAATCAATTGAAGAAAATGAATTACAAAACATTTCCTCTGATCTTATGAGTGAATATGATAGTGACAAAGCATCTAGAGAAGAGTGGGAAAAGACTTACTCTCAAGGATTAGATTTACTTGGTTTTAAATACACAGAAAGAAGTGAACCTTTTCAAGGTGCAAGTAACGTGTCCCACCCACTATTAGCAGAGGCAGTTACACAATTTAGTTCAACCGCTTATAAAGAATTAATGCCAGCTAGTGGACCAGTAAGAACGTACGTAGTTGGAGAAGAGACGCAAGATAAATATATGCAGTCTCAAAGAGTAAAAGATTTTATGAATTATCAAATCACTAACGTGATGCAAGAGTACACTCCAGAGTTGGATCAAATGCTTTTCTACTTACCGTTATCTGGATCAACATTTAAAAAAGTTTATTATGATGCACAACTTGGCAGAGCAGTCTCTAAATTTATACCAGCTGAGGATCTTGTGGTTCCCTATTCTGCAACAGACCTTGAGAGCTGCGAAAGAATTACTCATCGTGTACAAATGAGTGAAAACGAAGTTAGAAAAAAACAAGTTTCAGGTTTCTATAGGGACATAGATTTACAACCTTATGATGATACAACAACTTATAGTGCTTATGATGTTAAAGATAAAATAGATAGACTTGAAGGAGTTGAACCTACAGGCGAAGGCATGATGATGTCTCTCTTAGAGTTTCACGTAAATCTAGATTTAATTGGATATGAAGATAAAAACGGAGACGAAAATTCTGGAATAAAAATACCTTACATTGTTACAATTGATGAAGGCACAAGAAAAGTTTTATCTATTAGAAGAAATTTTAAAGAAGGTGATTCTAGTTACACAAAGCAAGAATATTTTGTTCACTTTAAATTTTTACAAGGTTTAGGATTTTATGGATTTGGTTTAGTGCATTTGATTGGTGGATTATCAAGATCTGCTACTCAAGCTCTTAGACAGTTACTTGACTCTGGAACATTATCGAATCTTCCAGCAGGGTTCAAGGCCCGTGGCCTACGGATCAGGGACGATGACTCACCTTTACAACCAGGAGAGTTTAGAGATGTTGATGCACCAGGAGGCGCGATCCGTGATGGATTGATGCCTTTACCATACAAAGAACCATCACAAACATTATTCGCTCTTCTAGGGTTTGTGGTGCAAGCAGGCCAACGATTTGCACAAATAGCTGATATGCAAGTTGGTGATGCAAACCAAGGGGCACCCGTTGGAACAACCATAGCGTTATTGGAACGTGGCTCCCGTATCATGAGCAGTATTCACAAAAGAATTTATTACTCCATGAAAAAAGAATTCAGATTACTAGCTGACGTAATTAAGACATATTTACCACCAGAGTATCCTTATGCGGTCATTGGTGGAAACAGAATGATTAAGTCAGATGATTTCGATGATACAATTGACGTGATCCCCGTAGCAGATCCTAACATGTTTAGTATGGCTCAAAGAATTCAATTAGCGCAAACGCAATTGCAATTAGCTACAAGTGCACCTCAATTACATAATATCAAAGAAGCTTACAGAAGAATGTATGAGGCTTTAGGTGTTGCCGATATTGATAAGATTATGAAACTAGATAAACCAGAACCAATGAGCCCTACAATGGAACATCAACGTTTATTAGATTTAGACAAGATTGAGGCATACGAAGGGCAAAATCATGACGCCCATATTCAAGCTCATCTATTATTTGGATTATCACCAATCGTGCAAGCACAACCAGCTTTGGCCATAGATTTAAATAAACATTTAATGCAACACATTTCATTAAAAGCAAGAGAAGCAGTTGAAGTTCAAATAGCACAAGCTGAACAACAAATGGGTCAACAAGCACAAAATGTTGATGAATTAAAAGTTGGTCAGATAGCGGCCCTTGAAGCACAGTTCTTAGCTGAGGTTCAACAGATGCAAGCTCAAATGTCTGGTGCTGGTAAACCAGATCCTGTTATTGCATTAAAAGAAAAAGAATTACAAATGAGAGCAATGAAAGATCAGACTGATGCACAATTTGATTTCTCAAAATTAAACTTAGAACAACAAAAATTAGCACAAAAAGAAAAAACAGATCAAGCTAGAATTCAATCACAAGAAGATATTGCACAATTACGTGCGAATATAAATTTACAAAAATTAGATGCCGCTCAAAAAAGGAACTAGTCAAAGAACAATATCTGCTAATATTAGCGAACTAAACAGAGCTAAAGCAAGTAAGAGTAGACAAAAGGCAATCAATACTCTAGCTTCTAAGAAAGGTATTAGTAAAAAGAAAGCTAAACAAAGGCTTTCTGTTGCTATTGCACTAAAAAAGGCAGGTAAAAGTGACAAAAGAAGAACAACTTAATAGATTTATCATTGAGCTGAGAGATCTTATTATTGATAAAAATCTCTCATTAGATGAAAATTTTATCATGTTTGAGGCAATGGCCTGTGTTGCTAAGGATCTTTTGAAGATTACGATGGAGGATTATCAGGCTTTACAACTAGCAGAACAAACGTTAAAAGATATGTCTGATAACGTAACTATTCACTGATATGAAAAAAAGATTAAAACCAGTACCAAAAAATAACAAAGGACTACCTAAGCTTCCTAAAGCTGTGAGAAATAAAATGGGTTTTATGAAAGGCGGTGGGTTAGCGAAAGCTACAGCTGCGCTCAAAGCTAAAGGACTCAAAAGAGGTGGTGCGATTAAAAGAAGGGTAAAAGTATGAAATTTAAAAATGCAAAAATGACTAAGGTGCCTTTTAAAAATCCTTTTCCAAATACTATTGTAGCATCAGATGCCGCAATCACTTATTCCCCATTTGTTGTAAAACAAAACAAAGGATCAGGACCACAAGGTCAAACTAGTAAAATGCAAATTAAAAAAGTTCCATTCAAAGGCGTAAAGTAGTATACTTCGCAACTTTAACAAAGGAGGTTTCTATGAAACTTTTATCAGACTTATGGGATCATTTAAAAGAGTGGTCAGACTGGAGTATGAAAGACTGGATTAAAGCTGGTATCGTAGCATTAATCGTAATTATAATTATAGGAGCAATCTAAATTAATGGTTTGGCAATTATTAGCAAAGCCCTTACTTGGCGTCGTCGCTGATGGCGTCAAGGGTTTTGTCGAAACAAAAAAAGCAAAGCAAGAATTAAAACTTACTGAAATAAAAGCTACACAGAAACTTAAAGAAGATCAAATTGCTGGCAAGGTTGCATGGGAGCAAAGTGCCGTTGACCAAATGAAAGGCAGCTGGAAAGATGAGGTAGCATTAATTGTCCTACTACTTCCAGCAGTTTTAGTATTCACGCCCTTACAAGAACATGTTCATCAAGGGTTTATCGCACTGCAGGATTTGCCTTCGTATTATCACAACCTATTATATATTGCGATTTCAGCGAGTTTTGGCATTAAGGCTGGATCGAGTGCGATAGGGATGTTTAAGAAAAAATGAGTTACGAAGAATTATCAAAATCAGTAAAATTAAGTGAAGGGTTCAGAAACAAAATCTATCAAGATACAGAAGGGTTCGACACCATAGGCTGGGGCCATAAAGTTGTTGTAGGTGATAATTTTGTTCCAGATAAAGAATATACTGAAGAAGAATTACAATCCGTATTTGATAAAGATTTAAGCAGAGCAATAGCTCAAGCTAAACAATTAATGACTCAAAATAATATTGATGATTTACCAGAAACAGCTCAACACGTATTAGCAGAGATGTGTTTCCAGCTGGGCCAATATGGCGTCCAAAATTTTCGTAACATGTGGAAATGCTTACAGGAAGCCAATTTTATCGGTGCAAGTTATGAGATGCTAGACTCCAAATGGAATAAACAAACTCCAAATCGTTGTAAAAAATTAGCTGATCTTATGAAATCATGCGGTTAGAAAATTTTTTTACTGAATACAAAAAACAATTAATTGCTAGACAAAAACAAGTAGAAGAGTCTATAACTAGCGGATTGTGTAAAGACTGGTCAGATTATAAATACCTGACTGGTAAAAACGCAGCACTTAAACAAGAAATACAGGAACTCACGGACCTGCTAAAGAAAACGGAGCTAGAAGATGACTAAACCAAAACTTATCGTACCAAAACATATTTGGGATAATAAGAAGGCTGAGAAAGAGAAAAAAGAATTAGAAAAAATACCAACTCCCACGGGTTGGAGAATAGTTTTGTTTCCATTAAAATTAAATAGTAAAACAAAAAGCGGTTTGTATTTAACTGATGAGACAGTTTCTGAATCACAGATGACTACAAATATTTGCAAAGTTTTAAAAGTTGGTCCAATGGCATACAAAGATAAAACAAGATATCCAGATGGTAAACCCTGGTGCAAAGAGGGTGATTGGGTATTAATTACATCATATGCTGGTTCTAGAATTAAGATTGAAGACGGAGAACTAAGAATTGTAAATGAAGACGAGATCATAGCAACTGTAGATGATCCTCGAGATATTTTACCAAGGAACTTACTATAATATGGAGAAAAGTATGCAACCACAAGTGGCGTCTGAAAAAGACAAAATGGTTCCAATAGATACATCTGGTGATCCTGTTGATGTAGAACTAAAGGATGACGACAAAAAAGATGATGTAAAAGTAGAGGAACAAACTGAAGAAACTAAAGTTGAAGAAGATTTTGACAACAAAAAAGAAGTTGATGAGTACGGTGCTAACGTACAAAAAAGAATTGATAAACTTACTTTTAAAATTAGAGAAGCAGAGCGTAGAGAAAAAGAAGCTATAAGATTTGCTGAAGCTGTAAATAAAGAAAATGCAGATCTTAAATCAAAAGTAAAGGATGTTGATGATGGTTATTTAGATGAATATTCTAAACGAGTAACTTCTGAAATGGAAAAGGCTCAAGCTGTTTTACAAGCGGCTATAAATTCAAAAGATGCAAAGAAGCAAGTAGAAGCTCAACAAGCTATAGCTAGACTTGCCATAGAAGAGGAGAGAGCTAACGCATCAAAAGCACAAAGAGAAAAAGCATTGAAAGAGCAAAAAGATGCACCACCAGTGCAACAACAACCACTGCAACAAGTTAAACCTGATCCAAAAGCAGAGGCTTGGGCAGAAAAAAACTCCTGGTTTGGTGCAAACGAAGCAATGACGTATACTGCACTATCTATTCATAAAAAACTTCTACAAGAAGAAGGATTTGACGGGAAGTCAGATGAGTATTATAAAGAATTAGATAAACGTATACGAGAAGAGTTTCCTCATAAGTTTGAGGATACCAACAAGAAGGACAGACCCGCTCAGGCTGTTGCTTCTGCAAATAGATCGGTTAAATCTGGGCGCCGCACTGTGAGACTCACACCTTCACAAGTTGCTATAGCTAAAAAGCTAGGTGTGTCACTTGAAGACTACGCAAAACACGTGAAGGAGGCGTAACATGACTACAAAAGGTATAAAATCACTACCCTCACGCAAATCAGAGACACGTGAAAAAGTCTCTAGACCAAGGGGTTGGGTACCCCCTTCTAACTTAGAAGCGCCAGAACCACCTGATGGTTTTCATCATAGGTGGGTGCGAGCTGAGTACAGAGGAATGGCTGATGAAAAAAATATTATTGGCCGTCTCCGAAGTGGTTATGAATTTGTGAGAGCAGACGAGTATCCTGATAGAATGGATCTTCCATCTGTCAACGACGGTAAGTACAAAGGCGTCATAGGTATAGGCGGATTAATTTTAATGCGTTGTCCTATTGAGGTAAAAGAGGATCGGGATGAATATTTCCGTAATCTTACTGATACAAAGACAAAAGCAATTGAAAATGATCTCCATAAAGAAGAGCACCCAAGCATGCCTATCTCTCAAGAGAGACAGAGCAGAGTAACTTTTGGGGGCAAGAAGTCTCAATAAGTGAGATCAATGTCTCTGAAATAATTTAGGAGACTACTATGGCTAACATAGACCAAGCATTTGGTTTAAGACCAATAGCTAAAGTTGGTTCTGCCCCAGGCGGAACTACTGGTACTACTAAATACTCTATTGCAAGTGGCGCAAGCGGAATTTTTACTGGCGATCCAGTTAAACAAGCAAACGACGGAACAGTCGTTGTAGCAACAGCAGGCGACGCTATAAGAGGAGTATTTATGGGTTGTTTCTATACAGACCCAAGTACATCAAAGCCTAGATTTAATAATACGTTCCCTAACGGAACGGCTGCATCTGATGCGATAGCATTTGTAGCTGATGATCCTCATCAGTT